GGTCGATCGAGGATATTCTCAAGTCGCACGAGGTCCCCGCAGGAGAGTGGGAGCTGATCTCGAAAAATGAGCAGTTCCAGAAATACCTCAGTCAGTTCATCGTTGAGTGGAACAGCGCGATAAACACCGGCGAGCGCATCAAGCTGAAATCCATGTCCATGCTCGAGGAAGCCCTCCCGGAATTCTTCGCCCGGTTGCACGACCAGAACGAAAACCTCCCCGCAAAAACCGAAGTCCTGAAGACGATCGCCCGGATCGCGGGAATCGGCGGTGGCGGCGTCGACGGTTCTATCGCAGGGGAGCGGTTGTCGGTGACCATCAACCTGGGCGCGGACCGGCAAGTCCGCATCGAAAAGGACGTCACCCCGTATATCTCTGGAGAGGACCGGCTATGACCAATAAGCCCGACGTCCTATATATCAACCGGGGTGCGCGCCTCGCAGGCTTGGATAATGGGGAATTCGTCCCGGTGACGCATTGGTTCGACGGCATGGGGGAGGACTGCGATCCAGATATCGCCGCCTCTTGCGTTGCCGGGTCCGAGAAGACGGGCTGGTACAGTATCGACCTCCGCAACTTCGTTTATGCAACGGTGCACTGATGACCCCAATCGTTTATACCGCCCCCGCGACATGCGCGCGCTTTATGAAGTCTGAAAGTTTCGGGCGTCTCATCGCAGGACCCGTAGGCTGCCTTCCAGGCGATAGCGAGTTCCTGACCCCGACCGGCTGGAAACGCATGGACGCATGGCTGCCCGGGGATCAGGTCGCAGTCTGGAACGCTGGGCAAGTCAGCTTCGAGGCAGCCGAATATGTGGACCTCCCCGCAGATGCACCGTTCCATGTCTTTGATAGCGGCAGCCTGCGCATGGAGCTGTCCTCAGAGCATAAGGTGCTCTACCTGGATTACAGGGGCGTTGAAAAAACCTGCACTGCAGCCGCCATGGCAAGGCAGCCCTCACGTCGCACCATCCCGACAGCGTTCAGCATATCCAAGCCAGACGCCCCTATCACTGACAGCATGATCCGCTTCAGGGTTATGTTCTGCGCGGACGGTCGCGCCCCAAAAGCGGGGCAGCAAGTCAAGATTATCGTTCGTAAAGACCGCAAGAAAGACCGTCTCCGGGCTATGCTCCCGCTGTGCGGCATGGCGTGGAAGGAGTCGACTTCTACCAGCCGCGTCACTGAGACGACCTTCTGGGTTCGCTGGGATGCGCCTAGTAAATCCATGGATTTTGTGTGGGGCCTGTCCCCCCGCCAGCTGGCGATCGTGCTCGACGAACTCGACCACTGGGACGGTTTGCACGCGCATGCTGAAAAGCGCTTTACGGGATCCGACAAGGCGCACGCGGACGCCATCCAGTACGCGGCGCACGCAACCGGCCGCCGGGCCGTCATCTCCATATACAAGGACCCCCGCAACCGGGCGTGGAAGCCGATCTACACGGTCAATATCAGGACTGGCGACAACATAAAAAACCGGGCCATGGTCCGCGCCGAAACCCGCATCGGCTCCCGGGTCTCTCCGGATGGCCGTAAATACTGTTTTGCCACGTCGACCGGTTACTTTGTGGCGAGGTGCAACGATACTGTATTCGTGACGGGTAACTCCGGAAAGACCACTGCTTGCATCTTTGAAATCTTTCGCCGGGCATGCGCACAGACCCCCGCGCCCGACGGATATCGGTACACCCGATTCGCAATCGTCCGGCAGACCCTGAAGCAGCTCAAGGACACTGTGCTCAAGGATATCACCGCCTGGCTCGACGGGGTGGCGGAATACAAGGTCTCGGACAGCACGGTCTACATCCGCGTGGGCGACATCCGCTCGGAGTGGCTCCTGATCCCCCTCGATGACCCGACCGACCAGCGACGCCTCCTCTCGATGCAGCTGACCGGTGCGTGGATGTCAGAGTGCATCGAGATGGATGTGGGTATCGTCTCCCCGCTTGCCGGCCGTGTGGGCCGATACCCGGCGGCGAACCTGGGCGGTGCGAGCTGGATGGGGATCATCGCCGACACCAACATGCCCGCAGAGGGCACCCCCTGGCACGAACTCATGGCGATCAACACTCCACCCGACTGGCAAATCTTCATCCAGCCCTCAGGTATGTCAGCTGCCGCGGAGAATCTCGAGTGGCTCACCCAGAACCCGGAGACGCTCAAGCTGGCTGTTGATGATCCGATCAGGATCTCGCAGGGTCGCACCTATTACGAGCGGTTCATCCGGTCAAACACGCCCGACTGGTGCAAGCGCTATGTGCACGCGCAATACGGCGACGACCCAAGCGGCAGCGCCGTGTTCCGGGAGACCTTCAGGCAGCACTGGCATGTCGTCGATGATCTCGAACCGATCGCTTCCCATCCGCTCATTGTCGGGCTGGACTTCGGGCGCGACCCCTGCGCGATCATCTGCCAGCCCGATCACCGTGGCCGCCTGCTTGTGCTCGAGGAGATCATCGCGGAGGATATCGGGCTCGAGCTGCAGCTGGCCCGCAGCCTGCGCCCCACACTGCTCCAGGAGCGGTACATCGGCAAGCCCGTGGTTGTGATCGGCGACCCCGCTGGGATACAGCGCAGCACGATTTACGAGGAGACATCGTTCGATGTTGTAAAGCGGAACGGGCTGAACGCATACCCGGCGCCAACCAACGACATCGACCGCCGGATCGCCGCTGTTGAGGGGGTTCTCCTGGGGTCTCGCGATGGTGGACCAGCGGTCCTTATCGACCGGGAGCGCTGCCCGACCCTGATCCGCGCTCTGAGTGGGGGCTACCGGTACGGCAGGACGCGCGCCGGGCAGCGCAAGCCCACCCCGGACAAGAACAAATACTCGCACATCATGGACGCGTTTCAGTACGCCTGTCTCGTGACGCACGGCGGAATGGGTGAGATGATCTTCTCGAGGCTCCGGCGTCCGGCGACCTCGAACAGGGTTCGGATCACGTCGGGGGCCTGGACCTGAGAGTAACCTGGTCAGGTTACTGGTGAGACACGGGCATCATACATGCGACTTCGCTTTCACGCTGCAACGGTGCTGGCACCGCCGATGACGACCAACGATAGGCGCGCGCCTGCCGCAGGTCAAGCCCCGTCCAGGATGACCAGCAGGGGCAAGCACTTCTCGCGTGCAGGTGGCATTGCCTCGCCCGCCAGCGCGCCAGCACACGGCCCCACGTAGGGCCTGCTAGCGTCGATCACTGCTGCCGCCTGCCCGGTCTGCAATGGACTGCAAGCGCTTAATGCGCTCAGCGTCAGTAGCGCCGTGACCAAGGTCCAGTTTTTCGATCTCATCAGTTTTTTCATCGTAGTCCCTCTTGTCCTTTTCCTCGCGCTCGTCCCGGCTGGACTTGCGCCCCATGATGTACACGGTCCAGACGAACGCCAGTGCAGCAGCGATACCCGCCGCCCAGCGCTTGACCCATGCGGGGGTGATCAGCCAGAGCCAAGTCACTATTCTGTCCTCCGGTTGTCGCGCCGCAGCAGCCACACAAGCGCCGCCAAGACCCCGATCACTAGCACAGCGCCAATCGCCCATTGCACGGGGCCGTCACCGCTGGCAAGCGTGCCCGCGCTACCGAGGAGTCCCCCGACCGCCGCAAGGGAAGCCGGGTTCTTCGCTGCATCCATGACGCTCGTCGTGATCGCGTCCGGTCCATCCGCCTTACCCTGCGAAGGGGCACTGGCCGCGATCGGGATAGCCCCAGCGGCGAAGGTGTTCGCCTCGGCCCGGACCTCGGCCACGCGCCGCGTCCAGCCGCCCTTGAACGTGCCCCAATGCTTGAGCCGTTTCATAAACGCCAATCGATAGTCGCAATAGTCGTCTATGAGGTCCTTCGTGCTGCCCGTGTGTGCTGTCAACGCCTGCAAAGTCGCGGGTCCGATCAGCCCATCCCGCTTTGCGCCGATCAGCCTCTGGAGCCATCGAGCCGCCCGCGCGGGGCCGCTGTTCACCGCAGCGTCATAGACGCAGTACGCCAGCCCATCCGGCAGATCGTCGCCACGGATAAGCAACCAGTATTTCGTGAAATATATCGTATCGCGCTCTTCGACTGTGAGCATTCTGACCGAGCGCTGAGCGTGGCCCTGCGACTTTCGCCAGCTATTGTACGTTCCTTGCGTGACGCCCTGATTTGTCGCACCTCCGGGGTCCTTCGGGTGATCGACAAAGCCCCCCTCGTGCGCAAGGATCAAGGGCTGCGCTCGGATAAACTTTCGTGTGAACATTGTGGCCTCCTTGGTGTTCATCGCCCGCCCCCATTTTCCAGCGCCCGCACCAGCCGCGCCATTTCCGCCCGGATGCCGTTCAGGCTTTCTTCCATCC